CCTTTTGCTACTTCAACACCTACAAATAAACCAGCTTCAGCAACACCAGAAACTGCTAAGTTCAATAATCTACCTGTTTTTTTATTGTTTTTATAAAATTTACTAGCTTTTAAAACTTTTTCAAATTTTTTCATTTTTTGATCAATACCAGTAGCTTTTTTAGCTACAAATAATTCACCAACAAAAAGAGATAAATCAACAGTGCCATAACCTAAAGTTCTACCATCTAAAAAATCTTCTGTAATTCTTTCATCTGCTTTTTTTTGATCAACAAACTCAAGCTTACTACTACCTTGAACTGCTTTGTAAAAACTTTCAGCAGCATCAAATTTTGAAACTAAACTTTGTTTTCCATCAACTTTATTTAATATACTTTCCCAAGCACCCATGAAGAAATTATCTTTTTCAGTAGATAATGGATCAACATTTAGCTTTACAGCTTGATTATATGCTAAATATTCTTTTAAAGCATCGTTATATGCTTTAGCTGCAGGGTGGTTACCAGGCATTAAAGAAAGTGTTGCTGGTATTTCACTTGTTTCAGATATTCTTTGTAAATTAGCTAAATCATCTTCAAGAGTATCATCTGCACCAAACAAATCTCTAACACTACCAGTAAGTTTAGTAAAGCCTGATACTTGATTTTTAAAATTATCAACACCTATTTTAGATACATAGTTGTTAACATCTTTTGCAACAGCTAATAACTTAGAATATGATTTAGATAGACCTATACTTAAATCTTCTAATTCTGTTGTTTCAGCCGCTAATGTTTCAGCTTTAATTTTAATTTCTTTACCTTCAGGAGAAGCTTTATCTAAACTAAGAACTTCACCTGTAACTGGATCATATAGTTTATCTCCAAAATCAAACCCTTCTAGTTGATTTTTAAGTTTTTCTTTTTCAGCAACATCTTTTGTTTCTAAATATTGAGCTTGTAAAAATTGATATTTTCTTTGATCGTCAGTTAAAAATTGATCACCTTGTCTTAAAACAAAATCACTATGCTGCTTTACACCACCCCTTGCTTCAACATCTAAATCATATTGAGCACTAGAAATATTACTAACATGCATGTTTCTCATTGTTAACACATCAATAATATCTGCTTTATCTTTATATAGTTCAGACACTTTAGGATCATCGCCATATGATAATACTATTTTTTGAGAGTTTTCAGGAGCTTGATTATAAATATTATCGCGAAGTAAAAATGGGCTTTGAACCATACTAGTACCCATTTGTATTATATCATCAACACCACTAATATGGCCAAGTTTAGCTCTATCTTTAGTTTCAAACAACATTTCATTATTATCTGATTCAAAATCAATAGAATCACCAGATTGAAAAAATACTGATATATCACTAGGTAAATCCATAAGTGTTCCTTCAGCTACTTTATTTGCTTTGTCTTGTTGTTTTTTTGTTAAAATATTTTTAATTACTGGCTTTTGTAAAAAATATTGATTATTTTCTTCACTACCTAAAGATATAGCCTCGAACAAACTGTTTTGCTCTTCAATTGACCCACTAGAATATACTAAGTTGCCAACTAATGGTAAAAACTTTTCCTCTAAAGAAATATTTTCTTCAGTGTTATTGTCTTCTTGTATTCCAGGAATTACCATACTATTTAATTTTCTTTTTGTACTCCGTATATATTTATACCCATCCTTGAAGCAGCGGCTTCAAATAATTTCTTTTCACCACTACCTAAGCTATTTCTATATTCTCTCATAAAACTATTAATAGGTATATTTCTAAGACTAGGCCCAAAGTATTTAGTGGCTACATTTATTCCTTTATTTGGTTCTTTTATCATGCCTGTTCTAATTTTTTCGTATTCTGAACTACTCATGTCAGGTAGCTTACCTAAATTTTCAGCAGGTATAGGGTCTTTTCCACCTGAAGGAACATAATAGAAATATGATGGCTCTTGTTTAAATATATCATTTATCATAGCATCTATCTGATCTTTACCAGGATTATTAACATCTCTACTACTTTGTTTAGCTTCGTCGTAATTATATAAATCTTTATAATACTTTTCTATTTGCATTATAGAGAAAACTTTTGTTCCAGCACCGTGTGTTTTAACACCCCATTCTTGAGCAAAATCAGCAACTTTTTCTAAAGGCACGTTACCTTGTTGATCTACAATGCCTCCTTGTCTTTGTTCTGTATCAGGATTTATTGTTCCATAAAGTTGTTGTAAACCTGCAACATAGTAGTCAGTGCTACCGCCACTGCCAGTGCCAAATCCAAAGCTAAATCCACCTTCACCAGTATCTCGCTGTGTTCTACTTATATCTGGCATAAATTGATCTATATTATCAGCTGTTTTAGCTATAGCTCTACCATCTTCACCTCTAACATACATATTACTACCGTTTGTAAGTTTAAAGTTTTCTTGATAATGATCTTTTAATAATCTTAATCTAAGATCATCAGATATATTACCTTGACTTTCATCAAGTTCTGTTTGTAATTCTTTTGAAAATCTAAACCCACTTTTGTAATCTTGTTGTAACTGATAGAAAGCAGAAGCAAAATAAGCATCGTTTTGAGAACTAAATCTATCATTAGCAGCGTCTAGAGCAAATTTATTAAAGGTATTTACACTACCACTTTGAACTATTTCGTTTGCTGTTTTAACTTTAAATTCTTTATCTGTTCCTTCAAATAATGTTTGGTCATCACCATAAAACATAGGTCTAAAACTACTTATTTGAAATTTTTTATAATCATCACTTAATGCACCAGCTTGACTATATTTAACATTCATGTTTTTACTAATCCATTTGTCAGTCATAACACTAGCATTAACAAATCCTAAACCATCAACTTCAAAACCATATTGCATTATACCATTTGAGTTTCTTTTACTAGCTATTTTTATAGCACTAGGGTTTTCATTACCTATTCTAATAAAATCAGCTATAGTACCGTTTAAATTACCACCGTCAAGGCCAGGTAATTGTCTGTTACTAACATTATAATCATGCACGCCGTCATCCAATGCTGCAAAATATTTTACAAAATTAGAATCTTTAGGGCCTATAGCTTGATTATAACCGTTGATGTGAGCTAATATATTTCTTTCTTCTTGACTACCTGCTAATGCGTTTTTATATGAATTATTTAAATCTGTAAGCTCGCCGTTTTTCCAAGCATTATTAACTAAAGTAGATATATCAGAGCTCATGTCTTGCATTACACCGCTTGTGTCTACAAAAAAGTTATCTTTATCACTTTCAAAATTACCTAAATTAAGGTTTAAGTCTTGTTTCTTTTCAACTTCTTGTTGCTCAGGCATTCTAAAAGTAGATGCTAAGCCTCTACCAAAAGCGCTATAATCTTGTATACCTAATCTAGGGTTTTCATATGATCCACCTACTGTTGTTCTAGCACCACTACCTAAGTTAGCACTTGTAAAAGGATTTGATTGCGTTCTTCTTCTTGTTGCCATATTTTAATATCTAAAATTTTTAAGTGTAAGCATAGTTTCGTTTGTCAAACCATAAGGCCCATAAGCATTAAGGTTAAGATCATTTTCTTGGTTTTCTTGTGTAAAAATATCAATATCAGCCATAGCGTCATCAAGAACTGATTGATCAAAACCTGGGTTTTGTATTTTATCAACTTCTGCCACTGTAGTTCTAACTTCTCTATTAGTTAAATTTCTGGCACTCCTATCAACAGCAAAAGGACCTTCTGCTCCAAAACCACCAAAAGCGGCAAAAGTGCCTAAAGCACCTACAGCTTGACCAATCATCTGTGAACTTTGTGCTCCATACGCAGCGGCTTGTTGACTGGCAGAGCTTTCTAAACTAGCAGCTCTATTTAATTGTTGATTTTCTCTAGCAAGAGTTGCTTGATAGTTTCTTATTTCAGCATTTTGTCTTATTCTAGCAGCTTGTAACTCACCTTGTGCTCTCATTTGAGCATTTCTAGCTTCTTGTTGTTGTATGCTAGCAGATACATTTCTTTTACTTTGTGCAGCAGCTCTAGCTAAAGCAGTTGCGCCACCAGCACTTGCACCTGTTGCTCTTAATGTATCTAGCGTACTAGCAAGCGATATATCAGCTTGTTCTGCTTGTATTTCGGCTGCTCTAGTAGCAACTTGTAAATTAGCAGCTGGATTTTCAAAATCAGCACCAAAATCAGGTATATCTGCTCTATTAGCTTCTAAAGCCATACGATTAGCAGCCGCTGCTCTTTCTCTTCTTTCAGCTTGTCTTCTAGCTCTACCAGCACTAACACCGCCAAATATACTAGACAAAGCACTAACACCAGCGCTAATAAGCATTGCTGTTGCTCCGGCGTCTGCAAAAGTTGGTATTGTTATAAAAAACAAACCTAAAAATAAATATAATCTTTCTTTCATAATTATTGTGATGAATAAACAGTTTCGCTACCTACAGCATACAGCTCTCCTTTATCAACAGAAGAAGCTATAGCTTCACTAGGTTTCCAATACTGCATTTTAACTTTATTAAAATATCCTTTTATACCTGATAAATCAACACCTACTATTTGATTTAAAGCAGTTGTTGTAGTATTATTTCTTATATGCCCGTAATATTTATTTTCTTTATTAACAAAATTTACAGGTATTGATAATGATGACACAGTTGTATCGCTGCTTAATATAGGAAAAGCCACGTGCATATCTGTTTCAGCTGATGACATTTTCCAACCAGTAGTACCTTCATAATCTATCGTATGAAAGTTTTTAACTGTTGTAGGTTGATCATTAAATACAAACTCTACGTTTGCTGGATCTGTAAAAACAGATTTATAAAACATACATCTTTGTACGTCGTCTCTATAATGTTGATATAAGTTTTGTAAATTATAAGTATAAAACTCATTGCTTATACTAAATCCAAAAGTAGGTTTATAAGTATAAAATGATACCCAGCCTTTTGACGACTCATCATATGACAATGTAGCGTAATCATCTCTAGTTATACTTGTAGTACCGTTACCACCATATTCTGGTAAATATGTAGAGCTTACACCATGATTGTTTTGCAAAGATACCACATATTTGTTTTTTTGCTCGTCGTACATACCGTATACTCTAGCAGCATTTTGTAAATTATCTCTAAAAAAACTACGCATACCAGCATCTGATATAGGTGTTAATCCGTCTTGCGATAATCGCAGTATAACACCTCTATTTTTATCAGAAAAATATTTTCTACCAGCATAAACTGCGAAGCTTTCAGGATTTTTACTTATACCATATTTACCTCCAAAAGCAGCAACTTGGCCAATAACAACTTTTGAAGCAGTTGTAAGTGGTTGACCTTCTTGCGTAAATATAGCGTCTTTATCTATTAATGCTCTACTAACTTTATTTTCTTGAAATATAATTAAATTAGTATCTTCAGCATAAAGCTTCTGTATACTACCGTTTTGTATGTCAACAGCTTTAGTTATATTTTCACCAATAGAAAACTCATTTGTTTTATTTACTTTTGTTTTAGAGTTAAATATACCAGAGTGTATTAAAGCGTTACCTCTAATTCTTTGAGCATACTCATCATCTACTAAATGAGCTCTAACGCCAAAGTCAACTGATTTACCGTTAAACTCGCCTTTTATTCTAGACTCTTCAACGTGATATATTCCAGGTATATTAGTTGTTGCGTTGCCACCACCTGCTAGTATAAACGTATTAAAATAAGCTATTTCTTTAGCGGCATTACCAGTTATCATATCCGCATGCAAATCTCTAATCAAACCACTAGTTGAAGACTCAAAATATATATCTAAGTTAGATTTAACAGGATTCGTTTCAAGTACTGTTAAACCTGTTGATACAGCTATTGGCTCTTCTTCTAAGTTTTGTATAACTATTTGCTCGCCTGTGTTAAACTCATGTTCATGTGATAATTTAATTTTTTGATAAACTAAGCTACCTTCTGTTTCTGTTTCAACTTGTTTTATTGTTAATGGGTCAAACAAAGCTAAACATTGATTTTTATTTGCACTAGTATCTATATTGTCTGGAAAAACTCTTCTATCAAAATGTAATATAGTTCTTGTACTGTTTTCGTTTAATTCTACTTTTTGTAATATAGGTCTTCTAACTATAAAATCATTACCGTGTCTTTCTATAGTAGCTGTAGTAAATAAATTTTCAGGATCAGCTTCTAAGTCCATAAATAAATTACTGGTACCAGTAGCTCCACCAGTTATATTAACGATACCAGAAACTGTTCCGGTTGTAGCTTGACTTAAAGTTATTGTATAAAAAGCATTTGAAGTAGTTATATTTGATATAGATGTATCTGCTTGTATGTTTGTACCAGTTATAATTAAAGGAGTTGAGTCGTCAATATCTTGTATTTGTTGAAATCTAGTGAATAAAACAAAACCATCTCCACCAAAAACTTTAATAGTAGTATTATTTGGGTTACTAGAAACAGACATAGTTAAATTAACAGCATTATTACTACCTTCTCTAAACTCTATTATTTGACCTACTTGCATCATAGCTGATCCACCTCTAGCGTTATCTATTTCATCACCGTCTAATATTATAGTTTTAGAATCAAAATCATTTTGTTCGTCATTATCAACTCTAACGTCTAATACTTTTTTACCAATATTAGTTAAATGTTTTGTTTCTTCTGAAGCAGCTTTTAAAGTAACTTCTTGTCCAACTCTAATAAATGGATTTATACTATTACCATCTCCTATTTGAAAATAAGACTTATCATCTGAATTATTGTCATTAACATTTAAATCAATATGATATTTAACTCTATTAACAATTGGTAGTCCAAAAGCCGGATCTGTATTGTTTAAAGATTTTACTTGAGCTAATAAAGGATTACGTTTAGCCATTATAAAATCATGCACTCTATCTTTATCTCTATCACCTTTTGTTAACAGTCCTTGCTCTCTAGCAGTTCCAACTGTCATAACTTCTATAAAATCTTGATCTTTACCGGCTACAGATTCATTATTGAGCGTATTATTAGCTTTTACTACTTTTGGAAAAACAAGTGTATCAGAACCCGCAACACCTTCTCTTATTTCATCAACTTCATCAACATCTCTTGGCACTTTATTTATATTATTACCATATAAGCTTATCCAAGTAAATCCTAAAACTTCATCATGACTATTTGATTCATTGTTCCAATTATCAGCAGGGTGATTAGTATATATATTATGATACTCTTGCTCTTGCTGTTTTACAACTATTTTATAGCTATACCAACCGTATGGATTATAATTTTGATTATCTATATCGCCTTCGTACACTTGATCAACTATAGTAGTGTCATTAAAAGTTATAGACAATGCTTTACCAATAGTTTCATGATTATTAGCCCAGCTATAGCTATTGTTAAATAAATCACTTAAATTACGAGCTTCTGCTGGTATATTTATAGTATCAACATCACTAGTTGATAATATAACTGGTGATTGTCTACCAAACTTATCTATTAAAACAATACCTACTTGATATTTTCTTTTTTGTTTTATAGAGTGATTTTTATAAACCGCTTTGTTAAATTGTGGATTATTATTAAAAATAGAATTAATAGCTGTATCACCTTTGCTAGTACTATTTATTACATAGTTTATACCTGATTTACCATTGCTATCAACTGGTAGTTCGTAGTTCTCTGTAAAGTTACCATATATAATTCTATTACCAGATATTTCTTGTGATTTAGCTCTTAATGGTACTTGATCAAAAACTCTAGTTATTTGTTTGTCTTCTAATATTTTATAAGGCTCTTCAGACTTATAAACATATTTATATACATGTCTATAATAAGTTGTTGATATATTATCTTGTAATATAGGTCTTGTTTCTAGTAAACTTGTAAATGAGTTATCATCGTTTACATCTATTTCTTTTACTACTTTAACAACGTCTTGATCAGATTCTTTTATAAGTATTTCTAATTTTGTTATACGCAGCTCATTATTCCAGTCAATAGAGCTATCTGTTTGATATTCATCACCTGGTAAAGGTATTCTAACTTCTAATTGATTATAATGATTTTTCATTATATTAACTATAGTTTTAGAATAAACATCTTGAACATCTGTTTCTTCTAATCCTGTTGTTATTATATTGTTTATTTGACCTTCGTTTAAAGGTTTAAATACTATTTGTGTAAATGGAGCCATAGTAGTATACTCGCCATCTTCATATTTATATCTATATGAAAACCTTACAAATTTATCTTTTAAATAATCAGAAGCTATATCACTGTTATTAGTTAAAGTTGTATTATCGCCTTGCCCAGTAGAATTATGTAATATAGGTGCTAAATAAGGTACAACTTTGGCTACAGATATTTGATCTTCTTTTGTATAATAAGTATTATCTGCTTCTGCTCTTGTAACATTTATTTTTCTAGGTTGATTATAATTATCTGTAAAAAATAATAAATCATCAATTAAATTTACACCTGTAATTAAATGATTTTTGCTAAAGTTTAAAAAATGACCTTTCACTATTATTTTAGCTTCTTCAGACGTATCATTTAAATCAGCCATTAATATTTGACAAGTATTGGTTATTTGAGCCCTAGACATTGTCCTTACATCACTATCATCACCTGTAAAATCAGTTATAAACCAATAAACTTTTTTATTTAAAGTGTCTGCAAAATAACCTATTGTTTCTAAATCGCCTGTAATAGTAGGCATAGGCACAGCTAGTGCATTACCCTCTATGTTTTCAATAGCGCCTACATCAGAACTTTCTGATTGCGTAATTAATATATTTTGTGCTTCACGATATTCACCTTTTGGCACAAGCCTTTCATCAAGGTCTTTATTCATTTTACCTCGTAAAAAGCTATTTTGAATTTTAGGCATATATTAATTTTTAATTCGTTTACTTTGTCCTCTTAATACTTGTGATATTTCAGCTAAATTAATTTTAGATAATCTAAGTTTAGCGTTACGCATAGCTGCTCTTCTTTCTTTTTTGTATCTATTAACTATATATTCAGGTATATTTCTTTTAACAGACAGCACGTTAAAAGCTATATGTTTATATAAAGCTTCTTCTGCAAACTTATGTACTTTCATTTCAGCATCAGTACCTAAGCCATCAGATATATACTCAATAGCTATTATTTTACCATTTAAATCACTACTAAAATTAAAGCTACCAGTTCTTTCGTTTATAGTAAAATAACCGTTTATTTGTTGATGCTCTGGTTCTATACCATACCTTCTACCAAAATCAGTTCCTAAATGATTATCTCTACTTATATAATAATCTTCTTCTGTGCTTAAATTACCTGTTATATTATCAGTGTCAAAGTTTTGCCATTGTGTTTCTGTATAAGATGTTCCTTCTACTATTTTACCATCACTACTAAAAACATAGTTATAATCATTATCCTGCACAGGTGATTCTGTAGGATTAGTAGTTAGTCTAGTAGGGTATATTATCTTTTTTATACCAGAGCTGTCAATATAACATATTTTAACATAGCTTACGTAATCTTGAGGCATAGCTATTGCTAATGATGGGCCTAACTCAACCTCTTGTATTTTAACTGTCTTAAATATGTCGTAACTAAATTCTTGTAAACCGCGCTTAGCATGAAATATTACATCAGATTTATTAACGTTATTTATAAGCTTGCCATCACCAACATAAGCAACCATAAAACTATTTACTATATCTGCCAATGAAGTATATCTATAGCCACCAAATATACTGTCTATTAGCTCAACTCTTAACTCACCTTCAAAGTTATTTTCTGTTAATTCATCAAACGCTTGATCGCCATCACCACCTATAGCAACAGTTAATGTTGTTCCGCTAACTGTAAAATCAAATATTTCTCTATTTAAATAGCTAGTTTCACCCGCTGTAACATCAGCACTTTCAACATACACTCTTATATCGCTAGCTGTTAAATCTTGGTTGAAATCAGCTATAGAATAAGTATAGCTAGGAAAATTAGTTCCAACTCCGGTAATATAATGAACTTGGCTACCAGTGTAATATATTTCTTGATTTGTTTTTATTAACCCCATTTATTATTGATTTTCAAGTTGTATTTTTTGATTTGTTTCAGCCGCTGCGCTTTGTATCACGCTAGGATCTTTTATTACTACGCCAGCATATCTTAATATTTCTAATACTAAATCAACTTCGCTAGACGGATGAAGTGTAAAATCTACAGCGCCTGCACTATCAAATGTTAAAGCACCATTAGCATCAATTGTGCTAGCCCAAACAGGATCAGCTGGTACAGACACGTAATCTATATTTATAGATGTTAAGCTAATAGGATTTACTGTTATAGTGCTACCTGTTACGTAATATATTGGAAAAGTTGTTGACGGTGCTGTCAATGGTGAAGATAATAAAAAGCTTAATTTTGATTTTTCTATTCTTTCTATATTTGTTAATCTATTGTCTGTAGATATGTTTATAATATTGTAAAATGTAGGTAAAGTTCCTACACCACTTGTTAGTGTTACGCTTGCATTAGCGTAAAAAGGATCTATACGATCTTGTATTTTTTTAGGTATATCAGCATATCCTTGACCACCTCTACCAAAAGACTCTTTAGTTATAGCTCTAGTGTAATCATGAAAAGCTTTGTCTAGTAAATCAAGTTGAGCTTGAGAACCTATTTTTACAAACTCATCTGGTGTTAAAAAACCTCTGGACTCTTTATTAAGTATAGCTAATACTTTTCTATATACTCTATCTACTGATATTGCCATTTTATATTTTATTATAATCACTGGCCCTAATTAAAGGGCCGTGATCATTAGTTGTTAGTTTAACTTTTTTTGTATTGATTTGTAAACTTCAACACCTTCATCTGTTTTAAGCCAAGCAGCAAACGCACTGTATGGATTTTCATCAAAAGGTACTTCCATTAATTTTCTATCATTTGAGCCCCATGTAAATCTTCTTTGATCTTGCGATAGTTTTATTATACCTGATTCATTAGCTTTAATAGCTAGGTTTCTAAGCACAACGTTTTCATCACTAACAAGATTTAAAAATAAAACAGGGTTTTGTCTTGCAAATAAATACAAATCTCTTTTTATTTCAGCTGAACTCATTTTATCAACAGTAGAACCTAGTTCAACTCTCAATATAGCTTCAGCTTGATCTATTTCTATAGAAGTAGCAGTATTTAAAGCTTTCATTTCAGTTTCAATATCAATTAAATCTTCTTTTGCTTCTGCAATATTATCTACTTCATCATAAATAAGACCTTTTTTAGGGTGGTATAAAGATAATAATTTTTGTAAAGCTTGTTTTTGTTTAGGCACAAATAAAACGCCGTCTTCAAAAATAATATGACTTAACATAACATTTTTATCTTGTTCATCTACAAAAGGTGATTTTTGATTAGTAGAATATCTTATTTCTCTGTTTTCACCTTTTTCTTCGTCCCACCATAATAATGGTTTTTTTCTACTTGACTTAGACTGTAAT